CAGCCAGAGCCATGTTTCTTTGTACACAATGTCTGCTCCCAGCGGTTTTCCGTTCTTCTGCTGGGCAGACAAGTATGCACTGGGGCTTGGCATATCCGCACCGGTCAAATCAGCGGCATCGTCCAGATCAGCTGCGTCCAATTCCGGAGTATGAAACTCCATAATATCTGCATCCTTGCCCTCTGCGATCTTGTCGGAGAGGGCTTTCGGCTTATCACCTGCACGAACTCGTCTGCCGCCTCTTCTTGTGCCGTCCTTTGCCATCTGATTTCACCTGCCTTTTGAGAGAAAAATAGCCGAAACTGCGTAGGTTTCGGCTTGTTTGCATATTTTCGGGGTTAATCCCCCGTTTGAACCTTGGTTTTTGTGCGTGAGAGGGAACGCCGGTCTGTAAAAAATTCACAATTAGCGATTTTTATCCCCCCACCGGCAGCATTTCAGACACAATCAATACCGATAGACGGGATTTTGGTCTTCTGTCCATGTCTTGTGGTCATGGCAGGACTTGCAAAGAGCCTGCCAGTTGCTTTCATCCCACATCAGATGCGGATCACCACGGTGAGGAATGATATGGTCGACCACGGTCGCTGCCGTGAACCGTCCCTGTGCTTTGCACCGCACACACAAAGGATGCCGGCGGAGGTACGCCTTGCTCAGTCTCTGCCACTTGCTGCCGTAGCCACGCTTGGCGGCAGACGGTCGGTCTGGGTGCAAGGGCTGATGCTCTGCACAATACAAACCGTCTGTCAGATTGGGACAACCGGGGTGCTTGCAGGGCTTCTTACATTTCTTCGGCATAAGGTTCACCTCCGGATACAAAAAGCCGCCTCGGATGATTCCATGGCGGCTCTCGTTTTATTCTTTGCTATGATACAGTATAGCATACCATAAAGCTCTTATCAAGTCTTATGAACTCTGATGAACTCTTAACTTTTCAAGTGCTTTATTGTGGAGGTAGTAAATATGCTGTACGCTATAGTCTAATTCACTTGCCACCACTTTCCATGGCTTAAACTCTAGATACCGTTTTGTAAGAAGATCACGGGCATCTGCATCTGCGACCTTCTGAATCTGTTTCCACATTTCATGCATCAAATGTTGAAGTTCCATTTTGGTTTCTTCGATTTCTTCTTCCAATGACAAAATTTTTTCTACAGCAATTTCCATCTTGTGTGGTTCTGGAGAAACTGTTTTAGGGGAATCTCCACCTTTTCCAACCATACCCTCAGCAGATTGTCGTATGCAATCGATCTCATGCTCTTTCCGAAAGATTCGGTGTCGGAGGCGTTCTGCCTCTTCCATGTATGCTTTTGGATTCATGCATTTTCCTCCCTCACAATTTCAGCACGCACAGCAGTCATCAAAGCGGTCTGGGTTTGTTCTTTCTGGGTCAGGGCTTTCAAGATACGTTCGTCAATCGTACCCTTGGTGATGAGATGCTGAATGACAACCGTTTCGGATTGCTGCCCCTGCCGCCACAGTCTGGCGTTGGTCTGCTGGTAGAGCTCCAGACTCCAGGTCAGTCCAAACCAAATCAGGTGAGAACCGCCTGCCTGCAAATTCAATCCGTGTCCGGCAGCGGCAGGGTGCAGCAGACCAACTTGCAGCCTTCTGGCGTTCCAGTTCCGGATACTGTCGGAGGACTGGATTTCCTGATAGGAAACCTGTAACCGTTTCAGGCGTTCCGCAATTCTTGTTCGGTCATGCTTGAACCAATACGCCACCAGAACGGGCTTGCCGTTGGCTGCCTCTATCAAGTCCTCCAGTGCATCCAGCTTTCGGCTGTGAATGGGAAGCACTGTTCCGGTGTCATCATACACCGAACCATTCGCCAGCTGGGAAAGTTTGTTGGATAGACTTGCAGCGTTGGCGGCGGTAATCTCAGTATCCTGCATCTCCAGAATCAGTTCAGACTTGAACCGTTTGTAGGTTTCTTGCTCCGTGTCGGACAGCTGCACAGGGTATTCGTTGGAAAGCAATTCCGGCATGTGCAAGTGGTCAACTGCTTTCATCGAAACGGTGATGTCAGCGATTTTCTCATAAATCTGCCGCTCTGCATCGGGCAGGGGCTTGTAGGAATACACGAGATAGCCGTTCTGCTTGTCGGGCTTGAAGTAGGCATTCCGATACTGCCCGATGAATCTGCCGAGCCGCTGCCCCATATCCAGCAGACGAAATTCCGCCCATAAATCCATCAAACCATTACTGGCAGGCGTTCCGGTTAGCCCCACGATGCGTTTCACCTTTGGTCTGACTTTCATCAATGCCTTGAAGCGTTTGCTCTGGTGGCTCTTAAAGCTGGAAAGTTCATCAATCACCACCATGTCATAATCGAACTTCGTGTTGTTGACGAGCCAGTCGATATTCTCCCGGTTGATGATGTAGAGGTCGGCAGGGGCTTTCAGAGCGGCAAGGCGTTCTTCCTCTGTGCCAACTGCTACACTGTATCGCAGCGGTTTCAAATGCTCCCATTTTTCAATTTCAGCAGACCATGTATCACGGGCAACTCGCAACGGTGCAATAATCAAAACTTTTCTGACCGTAAACAGATCAAACATCAAATTGTGGATTGCGGTCAGTGTTGTTATGGTTTTGTCAACCTAAGCCCATGTCAAGGAAAAGGGCTGCTGTCTTATGTTCCTCTATGAACTTAACTGCATATTCTTGATAATCATGAAGCTTCATTACTCATCACCTCTTTTATGATTTTATCGATGTCCTCACAAGCATCCAAGACGTAAACCTGAAAACCTAACCGCCTCAGAAGTTTATGCCGGGAAAGTTGAAGTGGTCTGGGTTTCTCTCCGGGTGCTTTCACTTCCACAAAAGCAATTCTACCGCCGGGCATCAATACGATGCGGTCTGGAACGCCTGCCGTTCCGGGAGACGTGAATTTCCAGCACACACCACCATTTTGCTTTACTGCCTTTGTGAGTTTTTCTTCAATTATTTTTTCTCGCATGGGAGTACATACACACTTTCACCGTTTGACACTGATTTTGCTATCTCATCAATGATTTTGGATGTCTGGTTAAAAAAGCCTAATCCAATTTTTCTGCCCTCTGTAACAAGCATGATGAGATCAGGCTCATTACTGTCCTGCATAATGACATCAAATTTTTCAAGATTAATCAAGGTGTTATTTTTCTTAATCCACATAATTTGTCCCTCCTAATTTTGGGGTTGGTGACAGTCTACGACAGTCGATTGCAAACCTTATATATAGAGAAAAAATTATACTTTTTTCTCGCCTGCGTAAAGTCTGTATATGACTGTCGTAGACTGTCACTTTCCCTATATTGCGTGTTTTTTAGCTTTTTTGGTGACAGTCAATCAAGAATATCGTTCTTCAATTGAAGCCCCATGATGTATCTAGCACTGTGAGTTCTTGTCTTTTTGAAGCCTGCTTGTTCCAGAGCCGCATAAAAATCAGAAGTACTTCTTGTGTATTCTCCGTTTTCATTGCAGTATTCTCTGTATCGGTTATAGAGGTCACCTGACTTTGCCTGATAGCTTTTATCTGCCTCACAACACTCATTGATGAAATTGCCAAGCCAGTCATTGCCTTCCCGATAGGCTCCGATTGCATCTAAAACACACTGCGGTCTGTTGATCTGGTAGTTTGCTTCAATGACCTTCTTCGCACCCTCAATCAACCATGAAAGCACTGCACCGCCAGCGTTATCCACAAGATGCTGTGCATAGTTCTTCACATCTGCTTTGCCCTGAATCTTGGCGTGAAACGGGATCACAATCAATCTTCTCCATGTTCCGTCATCCGATGCGCCGACCTTCGGAAGATGATTGGTATACAGCACCAAAGTGTGAGAGGGTTCAAAGTGGAATGGTGCTTTGAATTTCTTTTCAGCAAAAATCGGGTCAGTGGAACAGAGCTGCTTCACCACGCTGGTATTCAGCCGCATGCCCTCTTGCAATTCTGCCGCAATAATCATTCGTTTTCCCTTGAGTTCCGCCATCTCCGGCTTCACGTTTCTCTTGCAATTGACGGTCAGTGCATCTGCTGAAATGTTACCGCTGTAACTGCCGAGAACCTTGTAAATGACATTCCAGAACGTACTTTTGCCGTTTCGTCCGTCACCGTAGGCAATAATCATCGCCTCCAAATATACCTTGCCCACAATACAAAGTCCGCAAATCATCTGCACATAGTCAATCAAGCTCTGGTCGCCGCAGAAGAACAGCTGCAACGCATCATTCCAGAGTTCTTCGCCTTCATTGCTCGGAACGACCGCCGTCACTTTCGTTAAGAGGTCGGCAGGATCTGTAGGCTTCCAGCCATTCAATCCGTCAGGCAGATAATACGTGCCTCCGGGAGTATTTAAGAGCATTGGATTGCTGTCGAGGGCTTCGGGATTGTGGAGAACCAGCGGCTTTGCAGCATCCAGTGCATTGGTCAT